CCAGTACGCCGATTCTGGCGACTTCGTTATGATGACTAAAAAGATCAATGGTGGTACTATTGGTTTAGAAGACCGTAAGAAACATTTCGCCCACGCAGTTGAAGTATTATCAGGTCACCATTAAAGTATTTTTTAATATATTATGTTTAGTAAAAAAATTGAATTTTTTTCAGCAATTCCTGGTGTTGAAAAAATAATGCCTATTGTACCTTCCAATCAAATTACATACGATTGGAAGCAGGTAGAGGCTCAACGATATAAGGAAGCTTTATTACAAAGTAATGATCCTTCCGTATCTCAACAAAGTCTTTTAAAATGCCCTGGTATTTCTTCTGTAACATCTTTAGGTTGGGTGTTACGTACGTGGCAAGATGTTTGCATAGAAACAAATGGGGATAATTCAAATTTTAAATGGACAACGCCAATCAATCAAAAGGAATTAGTAGGATACGATTATATTAGCCCCCACACTAATCTTATGTATGAAAGTAAGAAGGAGAGCTGGCCAGTAAATACATTAACTAATATAATTAAATTTCAAACGGGTTGGAAGGTAGGTATACCAAAAAATCATACCTTACTTCAGTTACCGGTTCAACACGGAGATGATAATAGACTTACTGCCATCTCTGGCAGCTATAGTTATGACTACCGTATAGCTGATTTAAATATACCAGTATACTGGCATGCACTTAATAGTAAAGAGCTTATTAAAGCTGGTACTCCTATTGCCCATCTTATATTGATCCCTGATCACCAATATAAAGTTACTTTAAATACATTAAAAAATAGCAGTATATTTGAAGTATATTCTTTATTATTAAGAAGTGTATTTAATGTAGATTATAAAAACGTTAAAGAAGAATTAAAGAGAATGTTCTAATGTTTAATCATGTAAAGCTTGACCGAGAAGTCCCCAAACTACAACAACTGAACGAAAATGGTACGCGATATTATGTTACCCCTGAAGGTAATAAATACCCTTCTATTACTACCGTTCTTGCCGCTTACAACATAGGTTATATTATGGAGTGGCGTAAGAGGGTGGGTGAAGAAGAAGCTAATAAGATATCACAAAAGGCTTCTGGTCGCGGTACCCGTATTCATACTTTGTGTGAGCAGTATATTGATAATAAAGCACCTGCATTTAAGAGTCCTCTAGATCAAGAACTGTTTAATAAATTTAAATCTACTCTCCACCGTATCAATAACGTGTATGCTCAAGAGTTACGTATGTACTCTGACCATTTACGTATTGCAGGTACCGTAGATTGTGTAGCAGAATTTGATGGAGTGCTATCTGTTATTGACTTTAAAACAGCCAAACGGCTTAAAAATAAAGAAGATATCGAGAATTATTTTATGCAATGCTCAGCTTATGCTATTATGTTTGAAGAGCAGTTTAAGATCCCAGTTGCACAAACTGTAGTTGCAATTGCAGTAGACGATGAAGAACCCCAGGTGTTTGTTGAACGTAGAAATACTCATGTAAAGCGTCTGATGTACTTTCGGGACCTCTACGAAAGAAAGAGTGGATTAGTTGTTGCCTAGCATGTATAATCCACATGTGGGCGGTTGAGAATTAGGTCGCCTAAATAAGATTACGATCGTATGAAATTAATCGAAAGTAGTTCTGGACAGGGGTGCAAATCCCCTCAGGTCCACCATAAGGTCTCAGAACCAATACCTCCAACGACATGTTATGGTAGAGGATGCGAACATTGTGTTTGGTTAAGTTATTTCGAAGCACATAACGCATGGAAGAGTCTTTATGATGGGCCTGTTCTAGATTCGACAGGGCGATAAGTACAAAGATGGACGATCCGACAGAGTTGTCGTTAACACTAAACAAAAGTAAACGCAAACGACTCAAAGTTCGCATTAGCAGCCTAAACACTGCTTAGGGTTTCGGTAGGTTTCCTCGTAACAGAATAACCTACCATCTTTAACACTCATACACACAAAGGAGATTATTATGAGTAACATGACCCCCTTCGAGATTCGTCTCGAACTTCTCAAAATGGCCAAAGATATGCTTGGTGACGACTACTACGGTAAGCGTGAAGTAATATCTAACGACTGGGCCACAAAGGTAGAGACCGCTAAACACGCCGGTCAAACGCCTCCAGAGCACCCAGGCTATCCAGCCTATCCCTCAGAAACTGAAATCATTGCAAAAGCTCATATTTTGAATGGTTTTGTTTCTAACATCCCTCAAGATAACATTAAGACTATTAGTAAGAAGTAATCTGAAGGTAGGGGCTCTTGTTAACTCAGGAGCCTCCTTAATAAGGAAAACAATGGTAAAAACTTTTAATCTGTTTTTAAAAATAGGTCTTGTGGTATTAATGGTATTTTTAGTTACCAAATTTACCGCCAGTAGAATCCAGTATCATAATACCAAGCAGTATAATGGTACCCCAATCACGATGGAGGAAAGAGATAGACAGTTAACTTGTCTTGCAAAGAATATCTATCACGAGGCGGCCACAGAGCCCTTTGAAGGTAAGGTTGCAGTAGCACAAGTTACTCTAAATCGGGCAGAATCAGGTAAGTTCCCGTCTGATATCTGTAACGTAGTATATCAGAAGAATGTAGTCTATGGTAGAGTCATTTGCCAGTTCTCATGGTACTGCGAAAGTGGACCTAAGGTAAGATCTAATGCTCATTACAAAGAGTCAATGGAGGTGGCTAAGAAAGTACTTCTTGAAAACTTTAGATTACCCTCAATGCATAAGGCAATGTACTATCATGCCGATTATGTAAATCCTAATTGGAATCTTCCAAAGATCAGTCAAATCGGTCGTCATATATTTTACGGTGAGAAAAATGGAAAAATTTAACCAATTAAAGAATCAAGTATTCTCTTACTTTGAAGGCTTTACTAAAGCCACAGCCGATACGTTTGCATGGATTAGTGTTGTGGTAATGATCGGTGCAACTATTCCAGGCTTTATTGCCGTTATGGCAGGTGCAACAGATAAGATGCCTCCTTTAGATATTACCCTTATGCTATGGACGGGTCTATTGCTTTATTTTGTGAAATCAGCTATACTTAAAGATATGCTGATGGTAGTGACAATTGGTTTTGGTTTCGCCATTCAAGCAGTTATGTTAGGCCTTATTTACTTTGTATGACAGATGAAAACGAACAACTGACCGATGCTCTTGTAATTACTAAACGATTTAGATCTCCTACTGAGTTTAGTTTATACATTGATGAGCAGGTATCGGCATTTAAGATAACCTATATGGATGCAGTTATTAATTATTGTAATGAAAAAGAAATCGATATTGATAGTATCGGTTCATTAATTAATCAGAAGCTTCGAGAAAAGATTCAAATGGAGGCCGAACAGGCTAACATGATTAAACCCCGAGGTCACTTACCTGTATGATTATGGCTCCCTTTGAAGTCTATCGTTATTATTTGGCATTACGCTTACATTTTACGACGGATAGTTATGATGTAATTAAGCAGCAGGGACGTGTTCGTGCTACTAAGAATTCCTTTCTTAAACGAAAAGATCTTCTATCAATTAACCGAGTTGCGGAAACGTATTCGGATAAAGATATTGTAGACTTCTTGGTAGCAAATTTTGTATCCGGTGATAGATGGGGCGGGGTATTTGACGTAGAAGCTAAAGACCGTTACCAGGGATGGAAGAAGCGTATAGAATCTATCTCATATACGTTTACAAAAGAGATTGATAAAGCAGTAACATATGCCGATAAAAACGGTATTGCTTTTGATAAGCTCTTCGAATGCAATAATGGGCAACACCCACCTATTGTAAAAATGTATCTTCGGAACGATATCTCAATTGAGACTCTTGTAATCCTGAATAAGCTAAATAATTTTACTGATCAGTTAGATCAGGATCTGAAAGATGATTTAGTCTGGCCGGATACATCAAGAATTATCAAGAAGTATTCACCTTTTCTAGAAATTAAAAAAGACAAGTACAATGAAATTTACCGAAGAGCAATTGGACCTTTCTGAAGCCCGTATTATGGAGATTGAAAAGTCTATTTGTATCATGCAAGACAGTATGACAGAACTGTCCGAACATATTAGAGAAACCCAACGATATTTGATTAAACTTGCACATCACCAGTCCGAAATTACGAAACGTATTTCAGCCTGGCCGTTTATTGCAGTTGACAGTAACAGAGATGAAACGTAAAAATTTTGAGATCGATTACGACAAGAAGGTACGTAAGGTTACTAAAGGTGTCGATAAGAGTGGCAAATATCGGAAGAGCATATATAATATGTTAGAAGAGGAGGACGAAAGTCTCGATCTTAATAACGGTGATGTAGATGATTATGATGATCTAGATGATGAAGAATAATAAAAATACAACACTAATACAACGCTATACTACGCATACAAGGAGAAAATTATGGCATTAGATTTTAATTCTATGAAGAAGAGTACCGGTGGTTTCGACAAGCTGATGAAAGAAGTCGAAAAGATTGCAACACCCCAGACTCAAGACAACGCAAAAGACGACCGCTTCTGGCAACCGGAAGTAGATAAAGCTGGTAACGGCTACGCAGTCATTCGATTCCTACCACCATCAGCAGGCGAAGAGCTACCCTGGGTTCGTATTTGGAACCATGGCTTCCAAGGCCCTACAGGTAAGTGGTACATCGAGAACTCTCTCACAACCCTAGGTAAAGCCGATCCCGTTTCTGAACTTAATACTGAGTTGTGGAATTCAGGTATCGAGGCTAACAAAGATCTTGTACGTAAGCAAAAACGTCGCCTGACCTATGTTGCTAATATCTACGTGGTTAAAGATCCTGCACACCCTGAGAACGAAGGTACGGTTAAGCTGTATAAGTTCGGTAAGAAGATCTTTGATAAGATCAAGGATGTGATGCAACCTCAATTTGAGGATGAGGATCCAGTTAATCCTTTCGACTTCTGGAAGGGTGCTAACTTTAAACTTAAGATTCGTAATGTTGAAGGTTATCGTAACTACGATAAGTCTGAATTTGATTCAGCAACACCTCTGGCAGATGATGATCAAATGGAGACGATCTGGAAGAAGCAACACTCATTAGCTGAGTTTGTTGATCCTAAAAACTTTAAGTCATATGACGAATTGAAAGCAAAGCTTCAAATGGTTCTGGCTGCAACAGGTGCATCTGCACCCCGTGCTG